TACTTCACCCATAGTCATGCCCGGGTACTCACCGGACTCCAATTTACCTACAGCATGTACGCTCATGGTGGGAAACTGCTTCGGGTGGAGAACACCCTGCGCGGCGCTCATTAAGGACTGCCAAAGTAAATCTGGCTTGGGATACCGGAGTTGTCCGGGTAGCGCTCGTCAATCGGCGGGAGCTGACGCGTCGGGTACTCGTGGTCGTCGTACTCACGCGGCGTGTAGATGGGCACCAGGCGTCCTGTGGTGGCCGACACCCGGCGAAGAGTAAGCACCTCGATGCGATTCTTGCCGATGTTGAGCTGGCCGCAGTAGTCTTCGTAGCGTGCTTCAAGCGCGCCAATCTGATCCATGATCTGGCGGTAGCGAGCCGACCGCGAGATGTGCGTGCCCTCGGCGGTGTCCACGTCCACGTCTGTGGTGGCGTCGTTGGCCAGCGTCCAGAAGATGTTGAGGACAGACAGGATGGTAAGCGGCAGCTCCTCCTCGGGCGGGAGGTTGTTCAGGTGAATCTGATCCGGCCGGTAGTTGATAAACCCCTGGCTGGAAAGGTAGCGCTCGGGAATGGAGCGGCCCTGGCAGTGCCAGATAACCGCATCCCGCGCAGCCTGAGTCAGGTCGTTGTCAGAGAACATCCCCCACGAGTCCCCGGTGACAATCAACTGTGCACCATAGGGAACCGGGTTGGTCATGATCATCTTGCCGAGAAGATCGTCTAGCTGGTAGTCGGTGTTCACCGCGAGCGTAGTTGTCTCTGCGCCATTAAGGATCTGGACAACGAAAGTAGAGTCCTCGATCTGCTCGTACGGCAGATCGATAAGCGTCATCACTCCGTCACCAAGCTGGATAGCCTGGAAATGCCTAAGCGGGTCTCCGAGTTCAGACCTCATTCGCGCGAGAAGATCAGTGAGTTGCATGTTACTCCGCACTAGCCCAGCTAAGGCCCGCCATATAGCGTTCACCAATACTCACAGGCATGCCTACGTTCCATTCCATTGTAGCGGCGGACTTAGGATCATGCAGCGTGTTCCACTGCGAGGCCGTCAGGATGTGGTATGTCTTTATCTCGTCCCAGGTGCACAGAGCTGTCTGCGAAGTACGCCCTGTGACATTCCAGGTGCATGAATGAGAGTCCGACGCCAGGCGCTTGCAGGTCTTCCAGGTGCAGGAGTGCGAATCCCGGGTGACGGGCGCGCGGGTGTTCCACCCACACCTTGCGGTCCTGGTGGAACTTTTGGTAACGTTCCACTTCATCAGCCCGGAGTCGGACGTCACGGCAAGACCCAGTGTGTTCCAGCGCATGACCCAGAGCGGCTGACGGGTGACCCGGACCAGATCCCTCCACGCGCTGCCCTTGACAGAGGCCCTGCGCTGCGCGGTGTCCCATGTGCTGGCGTGCGTCTGGCTCGGCCGCTTGCGCGTGTTCCAGGTGCACGAGTGCGAGTCAGAGCTGACCGGCAGGTAGACGTTCCAGGTGGCGTGCCTGATCGCACCGGAGTTTGTGACGCGTGACGTGGTGTCCCATGCCGCCCGCGCGAGGCTGTGCGGGCGCTGGCGGGTCTCCCAGGCCGAGGTAGTGTCCTGGGTAACCCTGCTGCGGGTCTCCCACGTCAGGGACGCGTTCTGAACGACGGCAGCGCGAGTCTTCCAGGTGCAGGAGTGCGAGCTGGAGACAACGGCCTTGCGGGTGTTCCAGTAGATGTGGGGGGCGCGGAGACTACGCTGTGCTGTTGCCCAGGAGAACTGCGCGGAAGAAACGACGGGGATGTAGCTCTGCGTGTTCCACTGCACGGTAGCAGTTGAATAGATTCCGCCCGTGGATATGTTCCAGCCGAAACGTGCCTTGGCGCTGGTGTGCCCGCCGGTATTCCAGGAGGTGTTGCTGATCGAGCTGGCGCGCTGGATGGTGTCAAAGGCAACGGCTGCGGACTGGGATTTGCGGAACAGGTCAGCGAACCCGGCAACCGGAGATGCGGAAACAACGGCGTCGAGCGTGCGGAAGCCAGCCAGCTTAACAATGGCGTAGCGCTCCTGCTCGTCCCAGGTGCACCGTGCGTAAACAGAAATCCTCCGGACAATCCCGAACGCTACGGTGGCGACTGCTGTGCTCGCAGCATTGTTATTGAACGAAAGACTGGCTGTGACGGACTCCCGGCCTACTGTGTCCCAGGACATCGGCGGACAGAACGAGGAGACATTGAGCTGGCTAACGTTGAATGACACCAGTGCCGTGGTGCGTGCATGCGTAAGCGGCTGCACCAGAGGGTGCGCAACCGGCCCGGCAATGCCCTGACGGGTAACGGTCCTGGTGTTCAGGAGCAGTACCGCGTCGGTTCCGAAAGCGCTGTCACTATCAGACAGCGAGTTGTCCGGGGGGACCGAACCTTCGTTGACAAAGGTTCCCTCATCGAAGTCCCGGACAATAGTTCCGGCGACTACGGCTGCGTCGATCCCGGAAAAACTATCGGCAGAGAACACCTCAATGCGCGCCGCGCCTGTCTCGGCGTCAGCAGAAAGAACTTCGGTGTCGCTGATCGTGGCAGTCAGCAAAGACGTGGTGACGCCCGTTCCAGCATCCCCTGCGGACAGAACGGCAGATGCAGGAGCAGCCGAGTCTGCTCCCGAAAACATATCAGAGTCAACGATAAGAACAGATATACTTCCCCCGGAGTCTACTCCTGTTCCAGCATCAGCAGCAGCGATTGACGCAGTCACCGCAGTCACCGCAGATGGTGCATCAGTGCCGGTAAACGCGTCTGTATCCAGGAAGTTTTTAAGCGTGAAGAAGAAAGCCTCGATGCCCGCGACAATCTCGGTACTAAGCAGGCTGGCGTTCCAGCTAAAAGCCGCGTCCGCGCCTGATGCCGCTTCCGCGTCGATAAGCAGCGAGTACGCTGGAGTGAGTACAGCTTCGGTGGATTCATCAGAATCGATCAGCGAGGCCAACGTAGTGGATACCTCAGCACCAGCGACGGCATCGGACCCGGAAAGCGTGCCGTTCCACGACACAGCAGTATTCGTGCTCGCAAGCACATCCGAATCAGTTATCGCAAGAAGCACCGCCTCCATGCCCGAACATGCTTCCGTATCCCTGATAGTGGCAGACAGAACAGATGACTCTACAGCAGCATTCGCTATTTCCGGACCTATTGGGGACAAGGAAAAAGAGGCATCTACTGCACCCGGGTTGTTAGCCGCACCAGTATTCGACTGGCCGTCAGAGTTATTGCCCGGAATCCAGTACACCCAGAAGGTCCAGGTAAATCCAAGCGGCCCGGCAGAGACAACAACATTGCTGATCGAAGACTCGGTGTCGAAGTTGGTAGGAGCGGAGCCCGAGTTTGTGGCGTACATTAGCGTCGAGAAGGTGTTGCCGCCGTGTGTACGGGCCGTGCTCGGAGAAAGTACGCAAGTGTTGGCGTTAGGAGCCCACGATGTTGTGGACTGGTTGCCCTGCTGGGCCGAAGAAAGAAGATTTGTGCCGACGCTGGTGACGTAAAAGTCGTGCTCGGAGTAAAACCACTGGTCGCCGGGAGTACCGTTGTCCGCTATAAGAACTAGCTCGGCCTTGGTAGCGCCAGCAGGTGACGTGAATGTTTCCGTTACCTGAGTCCAGGTGTTCGGAGGAATGGCAAAATTACCCGTAGAGAACGCTGTTGATCCAGACCCGCCCGAGGACCATATTACCTCGCCGCCGACAGTGGCCTTCTGGTACAGCGGACTTACCCACGAAGGAGCATCGGCGCTTGTGCTGAATACGTCAGCGTCGTTTACGGCAACCATGCTTTACCCCCGTTCGGGAAACGGCACCCTGTGCCGCCCAGGGGGATTACGACAGGGTAACAGTGGTCTGGAACACCCACGATGCGCCCGAGACCTTGGTGCCCAGGGCGCTGATCTTGTGGTTGACCAGCACCGGGCTTGTTCCCGTGGCCGCAAAGGTAGACGAGCCGACCGGCGTGGTGGCAATAACCCAGCCCCATTCGGCCCACGCGTAGTTACCATTCGGAGAGGCAAACGTTCCCTGGTTGGTAATGACACCGTTCGACTGGTTGGGGAACGTGGAGTCGGCGGGCTGGTAATACGAGTGGGTCGAGGAGTCGGACCCAAGCTTGGTATCACCGACAGTGGCCGCAGTCGAAGTGTCGCCGGTTCCGGTCAGCGTGCTGGCGTTAGCCAGGGCCACGCCGCCTCCGCCGATGATCAGGTTGGTGATGCGGTTCAGGCCAACGGTAACCAGCAGGTTACCGGCCGCTTCCGCGTAGCCATCCTCGGGCTCTCCGCAAAGCAGGGAAAGGAACAGGCCCTCGACCTTTTGCGGGCCGCCGCGCAAGCGGCTGGCGACCTTGGTACTGAAGGAACGCGAAGCCCACTTGCGCTCGGCGTAGAGTGCCTGGTCGGGGGAGTACTTCTTGACCAGGGCATGCGCCCGCCAGTTAAGACCATCGTGCGCAGTTGCAGCCATTACGTATGTCCTTTGATTCGACTAACTTGATTCTACCTAAATGAAAGTTCATTTGGTTAGCCCGGCTCGGTGATGAAATAGGCAACCGTACTAGTGTCCCCGGCGATTGTGGACTTTACCGAGAACGATGTTCCGGGTGTGCGTGCCGAGACGTAAGGTGCCCCCACGGTCCCCGCACCAAGATTGGTGGTAAGAAAGATACGGCTGTTAGCAGTCACCGAAGTGTTGGAAACAACGACAGCGGTAGTGCCGTTCAGTGTTAGCGTGCCCTGCTTGGCGTTACTTCCCTCGGCTATCTTGATGCCATTCCCTGCCCCGGACACGTCAATCGGGCCGGGAACCGTGAAGTACGGCAACGTAGATCCGCTGATAACCATGTTGATCAGCGTAGTTTCTGACACAGGAGTACTTATTACCGGAGGCGTTGCCCATCCTCCGCAAGAGTCCAGAAGAATGTTCGTGCAGGTGGAGCTGGCAAAGATGTCATTAGCGCCTCCGGACAGCGTTCCCCCGCTTCGCCCGGACAAGCGAACTGTTACGTTCCGGCAAGGGTAACCAGCAGAACTAAGCCCGAAGTTGAACAGGTTCCCTGTGTACGTGGCGTCCCAGATAGCGCACTGCTGGATGAGTACGCCTGCGCATCCGGTCATCCAGACAGCGCCGCCTACAGGAGTCTCGAACAGCAAGTTGTCAAACGTAATGTTCTGCCCGTAACCGGCCGCAGTTCCCATGTCGATGTTAAAGAAAGGAACGGTAGCGTAGTTAGACTGCGCCCGGGAGTTGCGGAACGCCACGGAGTTGAAGGCTCCGGAAGCATTCAGGACGTGCCAGGGAGATACGGTAGCTCCTGCTGCGCAGATAAAGTCGCAGTTCTGATCAACCACGGAATCGGTCCAGCCGCCGCCTACCTGGTTCCAGATGCCGAAGCCATTCGCATTCTGCACAGCATGGACGCCTAGCAAAGCCCAGCCCGACAGCGCCGGTCCTGCTGTCGCATCAAAAATATGTCCTGCTGACGCCGTCAGCGTGAGGTTCTTAAACGTTACCTGGCTGCCCGCGCAAGTGAATATCGAGCTTGTGTTATTCAGGATTCCACCACCGCCGTACGCGGCTCCGCGCATGGAGAACCCGGTAGCCGTAGCTATGGGCGAGGACGTGAGAAAGGTTCTGGCTCCCAGGTCTACGACACCACCAGCAGCTATTGCGGCGGCGGCACATGCACTGACCTCGGTAGTGTCGTCGGTAGTTCCGTTGCCGACAGCCCCATAGGACAATGGGCTAAAAGAAATCCTGTTATCAACGTATTGTTTTGTGGCCAGTCCCAGGGACGTGGACGGATCGGCCGTTGCCAGCCCGGCCGTCAGGGTCTTGTTGGTAAGTGTCTGACTATCGGTAGTGCCCACCACTGCACCCGCGACTCCGTGCACGCCTGTAGTGCCCGCGTAGTGAGTCTGAGCGTCGTTGCCGTCCTGACCCAGCAGAGTGTGAACAAAGCTCGCACCGGCCGCGTGAGCCTGTGCCGTGGTCCCGTCTGCGCCGCGCACTACCGGCCACGTCCAGGTGCCGTCTCCGTTGCTTACAGCCGGGCCTGTTACCTGCATGGCCTCCTGAAGCAGCGTGGTGCCTGAGAAGACACCCCAGTCCGCCACGATGTTAAACGGGTACGACGTCGGGTAGCCGGTAATCAGCGGGACGATTGGGTTGCCGGTCGAGCCCAGGGAAGCAGACAGCACTGTAGGAATTGCCGTGCTGGTAAAGAACCTGGCGTTCGTCACTGATTACCTCATAACTAGATACCGTGGTTTAACCCATAGTGTCTAGTTGTCTAGCCCATCGTGTCGAAATCGCACTCGATACCGAAGCCGTCCGCGTTGACCGGAGCACTGTTGGTGGCGGTGCGCTTGATCCAGACAGCCTTGCAGTAGCCGGGGGCAATGGTGCCGAGCTGAAGCCCGTTGGTGTACGACGGTGAAGTAGGCTGCGTCCCGGTGGTGACCACAAACGATCCGACACCCGCAGGTGCCGTGGTCGCAGACACGATCTTCACGGCCTGGAGCGTGCCGCTCTGTCCCTTGGGACTGGCGGCGGTAGGATCGGCAGCCATCGACACCGTCGCCCCGCCAGCAACATCTGCGGAAGACGGAAGCCAGGCGATCACATTCAGCATCGAGTTGCCCGATGCGGTGTTATTCAGGATGAACAGGCAGGCGTAGTCAACCTGGCTGGCAGCATTTTCGGCCCCGGTGATATCCAGGAACAGGTTATCAAGCGGAGTCGCGGAAAGAACGGAGGATGACATGTAGCCGCCCCAGGACGATCCGGGAACACCAGCGGTAACGTTGCCAGCAGTCGCGCCGGGCGCGGACAAGTAGTAGAGCACGTCGCTCGGTACGATCGCGGTCACGGCATTACTTCCTTACGACTGGCTCAGGGTGAGGCCGTCAGTTCCTAGCTGGATAACCTGGCTGGTGTTAACCTGCTGCCCGGGGATCGGCCACGAGTACCGGAAGTTTCCGGCAGTTCCTGAAACAACGTCAACCAGCGCCAGCCATTTAGCGGCCTGAAGCATGTCGGCGGTGAATGGTCCCCAGGTAACTACACCTGTGTTTGTACTTACCCCAGGATATCCTCCCGGGTCGGCCGACATGGTAACCGGCTGCCGTGCCATTCCGGCCGTGGTGATCTCCACCAGGTCTGAAATATACACGGCAGGCAGCAGCGTCGGGTCAGCAGCCAGCAAAGTCAGGTAAAGACTAACCCCGGAAGACGCAACCCAGGCTGTGCCGTTGTACTCGAATGGGGTCGGCGTACTGGACGTGTTGATCCAGTACTGTCCGGCGACGAATGACGTCGGAGCCGTAGCGCCGATAATCGGGACGTCGAGATGCAGCAGATGGTTAAGAGTTGCCTGCGCCCCGTAGGGGGCAACTTGTCCTCCTACGGCCATTACCTACTCCTCAATGCCACACGGCACCGATGCGATCCAGGTGCTCGTACATCTCGCGCGGAACCTTGTAGCGTCGTCCCTCTTTGAAGTTGTACTTCGAGACGTCACCGAGAACGGCGGGGATGTAGTGCGAGGGGTTGTTCTCGTCCGGGTACTGCGCGGGAACAACGATCTTCCGTCCGTAGGTCATCTCGTCCAGGGTCATCTTGGCGCGGAACTCAACGAACTCGGGAAGCGGTGCGTCCGGATTAGTGTCCGGCGTCTCTTCTGCCAGAGGGGTATCCACGCCGCTGTAGTCCACAGCCCTGGCGTTGACCCTGGCGTTCTCGGCCTGAGCCTCAACCTGCGCTGCGGCGGTGCGGGCATCCCGGTCATCCCGGGCCTTCTCAAGCTCTGCGGCCTTGAGGGCGGTAGCGTCGCGTGCTCCCGCAGTCGGGCGGCTAGCCCTTTGCGCTGTTCCTGCTGCCATGTTCGTGATCCTTTATCCCGTTGATTGTTTTCCGGTGTACGTCTCTATGTATTCTACCGCAGCCAGAAGAACGGCTGTATCGTCATGTGCGTAGCCGAGCATCTTGTTGCAGTCTGGGCAGAGAATGCCCCGGACGCACTTCCCGCAAGACTTTCGACCAGGGCAACAACTATGGTCGTGATCAATATGAGGATTGAAGAGTTGCGCTGGGCAGACAGCACACAAACCAGACTGAGCAACTACTAGTTCATCCCAACGTTCGGACGTAAGGCCATAGCTTTTCAAAAGTATGCGACGTCGAGAAGCAACAGCACACTTTCGACAATGCCTTCTGCCTTGCCAAATATACGTATTGTCAGGGGTGTACTTATGTTTTTTCGGGCAATGCGTCTTAGCCGAATTGTTGATACCCCGGCCCACACGGGGATTGTTCTTGCGCCGCGCTCGCGCACGTTCACGAGAACAAGCCCGGCACACCCAGTACCCATCGATGTTCTTGGTGTGCTCAGACTTGTCGTGCAGACAATTCTTGAGAGCCGACATGAAAGATGGAGCCTTCCCGCTAGGGTCAGCCCCATCTTATCACAGACCAGTTAGGTCAATTCGTTTCAAGCACGCAGATGCTCTGGTCAGTGATCAGGCCCAGGCCCCAGATGGAGTACCACGCCAGACCGTGCTCACGGCCATAGTCGAGGATTCCGGAGTCACGCAGCTCGACCGGCAGGGAAATGGCGTGGCCGAACGCGTTGTCGCCAATCATGATGGCGTCGTTGAAGGTCGCGCCAGTCGAGCCGGAAACATACTGCGGGTTGACCTGAGTGGTCTCGATGAAGACCGCGTCGTTGTAGCGGCCGATCTCCCCGAGCATGAACGAGCCGGGCTGCGCGTACTTGCTGACCTCAATGAACTCGGGGTCGTCACGCAGCGAACGCGACTGGCTCGGGTGGATGAAGCAGACGTAGGTGTCACCCAGCCGGGGGACGTTCTTGGAGGCGAGGGTCAGGACCGCGTCCTTGACCAGCGCGGTGGTAAACGCGTAGTTACCGGCGGAGAGCTGGCTCCGGGCGGTAGCGGGCACACCGTGGTCGTAGGGAGACAGCGGCGAGCGGATGGTCCCGGCGAGCGCGGGCTTGTTGTACCCGTACAGCACCGAGGACGCGAGGTACATGGTGTCCCTGGCAGACGAGTCCAGGTACAGCGCCATGTTCCTGCCCAGAAGACGCGCGGCCGAAGCCATGACGTCATCGAAGGAAGCGTTCAGAAGGAACTCGGTGGTCGCAACCGCGAAGCCCTGCTCTGCCACGGTGATGCTGAACTGCGAAGCAGTCAGCGGCACGGTCGCCATGCGAGCGCCTTCAACGAGCTGCGAGGCAGCACCCAGGTTGTTGTACCGCATGAAGTTCACGGTAGTTCCCGGGGCAGTGCCAAGCTCGGTCTTTTTGATGGCGAATTGCTCCATCCGGAGAATGGGCATCGCCTGGAACAAGATTTCCTTCGACCACAGGGTCTGAATGGCCGGGGTAAGAGCTGACCCGCCACCTGTATAAGCGGTGGGACTAGCCGCCATAAACGGAGTCCCGGTGATGGCGCTACCGGCCATAGTGCACTACCTTTCGTGACGGCTAGCTTTTAGCCGAACAGTCCTTCGCCGCGACCCGGAGTCCTGACATTCGCTGCCTGGCGTAGTGCCAGGTGCTCAGGTGACCCAAGAGGCAGTGCAGCGATCTCCGCTGCCGTGTAAACCTTTTGTCCAGGCTGTGCTTCCAGAGGCCCGGTATTGCCTGCCGCAGAAGATACGCCTGGCATTGCCGAACGCTGGGCAACATTAGCCCTTGCTATCCCCTCAAGAATACTCGCAGTCTTTTCCTGAAGGGTAGTAAGTGATTCCTCGACCTGTTCCGGAGTGGTTCCGGTAACCAGATCCGCGAACTCAGGGATAATGCCATCGACTGCCATTACCTCTGCGACCCGGCGAGCTTTGTACGACGCGAGTTCAGCGTACTCACGCTCTTTTGCCTGAAGCGCCTCGGCAACTTCACGGGCATTCCGCTCCTCCGCGAAACGCTTCTCCCAGTCCTGCTCTTTCTTGGCGAAGAGATCCCGGACGGAAAGCTCATCCTCCAGCCGCTTTGCCTCAGCAGCAGCCAGCTCATCCCGCCTGGCCTGGTCGGCAGCTTCGCGCTCCTGGTCCTTGGTCCTCAGCAGCTCGACTTCGGCGTGAAGCGCCTGCGTACGGGCGTCAGTCTCATCCAGACGGGGGTACAGCTTGGCCTTCTCCTCGGCACGCGCCGCTTCGATACGCCTGTTCAGCTCGTCCTGAGACACGAAGCCGGGGGGGACAGCGGGAACGCCCTGGGGAAACGCCTGGGCGGGAGTAGGAACAGCGGCGGGCTCGACTGGCATGGAGCCGCCCTGCTGCTGGTAAATCGGACGGTGAGTCTTGGGGGTATATCCGAGAAACTGGCCTGCGGGAACGGTGGTCATGTTGTTCTTCTCTCGCTGATGTATTTCCGATTAAGACCCGATGAGTTCTACTGCTCAGGCAGAGCTGCTTTTGTCTATGTCTCTTAGCGCGTTGCGCTTCGGTCCATAAGCTTCAGTAACTAGCTGAGCCATTACATTGATTCCTGACTCGCCCATCATATCTGCTATCGCAGGATTAGTGGGAGGCAGCGGCGGGGCACCCTGCACAGCAGGAGGAGTATCCTGCCGGATAGGCTTGCCCTCGGCATCCGTTTGCGGCGGAGGTGGCTGCTCCGAATCGTCAGTCATCTGCTGCCCGGTCATCTCCAGGATGTAGGCAGTTATCTGCGCCTTGATAAGAGCGAAGGCACCCTCCTGAATAGCGTCCATCTTCTGCTCATCGAACAGCTCACGAAGCTTCTCGTCCGGGAACTCCTCACCCAGTTCTCGCAGCGCGCCCTTACGGGACTCCAGCCGCAGCGCCAGCTTCTGCTGAATCTGCTCCAGCAGAATGATCTGATCCACCGGCAGCGGGGAGTCCCAGATACAGTCGGTCTGATAGACATCGGGATCAGAAGGGTCGAGGAACGGCGGCTGGCCCTGCTCCATAATGCCGTCTGTGTTCGGGTCGTAGAAAACCGTATTAGGCTCGGCCTGGAACAAGGTCATCAGGATCAGCTTGTTCAGCTCGCACAGCCCCGGCTTGCCGTACATAATTTTCTTCAGCCCGAACTTCATCGTGGTGGGCATGTACTGGATCGACAGGGCCACTCCGGAAGTGTTGGAGATAGCCTGCTCCTCGCCAAGCGAGTTTGAGTTAACGCCGGACAGCTCGTGCATCGCCGTCTTGATCCGGTCCAGGTATTCCATCGCTGGAGCCAGTCCCTGGAATCCGCCCTCAAGGTTAAACACCTTGGCCTTGTCGCTGGGCACCCCCCAGATTTTAGCCGGACCCTTTTCAAGGTTCGGGGGCTTGCCCCCGGTGATCACCGTGATAGGTGACGCGTGGTAGTTAATGATGTCTGAAATCTCCGTGGCCTTTTCGTTGTACTCACGGTTCAGCGGGATAAGCTCCCAGACATCGGAGAGCCCCCACGGCGATCCTGCGGCCGGGGCGTTGGCAATGTGAACGACTGGTATGCGTCCCAGAGGGTTGGGGCGGGGCGAGCCTACGCAAAGCTGGTCGTTGAGGTACTCGCGGATCTCGGAGTTGGTGATGATCTCGACGTAGCTGTTGATCAGGCGAGTGCCATCCGGAGCGGTAGACCAGAACTTGTACTTGAGCTTGAACTGCTCCATCCGGCTGCGATCGTGCGGGTGCCAGGTAGGGAAGCAGTGGGCGGGGTTCAGGGGGATGATGCAAACCCGGGGAGGATGAAGCATCCCGGCGTCATCCATGTAGGCGTCCTCGTGTGACACCTTGACAAACACGTCTCCGTAGATGGAGCCCATGTTCCCGATTTCCCAGAGAAGCTTTGCCTTGTCGTTGTCGGTGTCCCAGACGCGGTCGAGCAGCGCGGGGATGATGTGCTGAAACTCCCAGGCGCAGTTGAAGCTGACGCCTTTGGAGAAGCAGAAGTTCGTGAGGAAGTCGGAGAGTGCGCGCACGTAGTTGAATACTAGCTGCGGATCACCGATCGGCTTTTTATAGCTCCAGTAAATGGTGGCCCAAATAGAATGCCGCCGCGTTACTATAACGGACCATTCTAGGACCATGCACTTCGAACTCCTCATCCGACAGCTCAATCATGCCCAGCGGTGAAATCTGAACAGCGAGGTCACCACCACTAGCACGCATGCTGGGGGACGGAAAATCCATGCTCATGCACTCACCTCCTTAACGCATCCTTCGTACGTCACGATGCCGTCAGCGGCAGTAGGCTCCAAGACTGTCACCACTTCACCGCCCGTGCTGGTTAAGGTACTCCAGATAGTCGCCAATAGTGGGAAGATCATCCCCGCCGAGCTGGCGACTGGTAAACCGTTCTTTGGTTGCCCTGCGAACAATTCTACCTGCTTCTTCCCGATCCCATCCTGCCCGAAGCTGAACACCCGTTTCCCGGAACCTTCTATTTGCCGCAGTAAGAGTGGTCCGGGTCACGGGCGTGCCGTAGTCTTCGGCCCGGGGAAGGTGCCCGTCAGGACGCCTGTCCCTGAACAGATCGCTCATTGTTCTTAGACCCTGCCACGAAGAAGGAGCACGACAAGGATGACAACCACGATCAGGACAATAAGTCCGCCACCAACAAACACTTACATCACCTCAGACGTTGGTATTGTCGCGCCGGATAACCCGGTGCCCTAGCCAGGTACTGAACCCGGCAAAGTGAAGGCCCAGGAAGGTGAGTCCGGCGCACACAAGCGACGGCCACGTAAGCCACACACTGGTGGCCACGCCAAGACCATGAAAAAGAAAGGCGAGGAAGAATGCGAGAACAGCGACGAAGACCATCAGTCAACCACACAGGCGGGGTTGCGGCGCATGTAGTGCGCACCGTCGCGCTCGACCGCCACATAGGCGCGCTCGGCCTCAGGACCGGCACCCTCTGCGAAGGCACCCATAAAGTCCGGGGACTGTGTCCAGGCGGCAGAGCCCATGTGGGCGCGCTCCTGGGTAGTCTCCTGCGCGGACTTGATCCACACAACGGCGTTGTGATTGGGGCGGCCGGGAGCGGTAACGTACCCGCTCATGATCCCCGTGTTGAAATCATTGGGGACGTCGGTGTCGGTCGCAATGCCTTCCTCGAAGCGAAGAGGGCCACGGCCACCGGGCGCGTTGGGGGCTTCCTTGACTTCCCAGACATTACCCGTGCGCTCCGGGGGAATGGCAGTAGGAGCCAGCGGACTGGTGAGCTGCTGATCAGCCATGTTAGGTTCCGTTCACGTTGTTGAGCATTTTGGTCGCCGGGGTCTGGTCAACACTAGAGGCGTTATCGGGAGTCAGTGCTGTCCCCTGATAAGCACGCCAGTTGTACTGAGCTGTCCATCCAACGGTATTCCAGGTCGGGTCCGGAAGGTTAGTCGCCATTGCTTATCCTTGTCCCGAGACAGCGTATTCCGGCGTACCCGCAGAAATGAGCTTGACGGTGGTCCCGCCATCGGCCGCGTACTGGCTGCCCGGCAGCGGAGCGTACGGGGCCTGTAGCGCGTTCTGGAACCACAGCCCCGAGTTGTTGCCCAGGGTGGCGGACGTGCCCGGCTCGATAGCGGTGCAGTCGTCCCCGCCAACAGTCGGCGCAACGCCATTAGTCGTCGCGTAGATAATCGACGTGTCGGCGGCACCGGCAGGCTCAAGGTTCTGGATCTCGATCTCACCATAGCGTGCGGTGAACGTAACCGTGGCAACCGTAGCGGCTACCAAGGTGCCATTCTTTTCCTCGACAGCGGTCATCAGCTAAGACCGAACCAGATGCGCGAGGAGCCCGCGACGGTGGCGGAGGTCATGGTGACGGTGGCGGGAGTAGTGGTAACCCCGGTGGCCAGGATGGCGCACAGGAAGTTGGCAGAGGCAGCGGACAGGCCCGCATTCACCAGCAGCGGGTCAGCACCAGAGGCAGCGAAGGTCGGCTTCGTGGTGCCAGTGGCAACCACGGCACCGTAATAAGTACCGGCGGCCAGGTTGGAAAGGGAGCCGGTAGCAGACGCCACGAGGGCGGTTCCGCCAGCAGCGGAGCCACCCAGCCCGGCGGTAGCCCAGATGGTGTGCTGGTCGGCCGACTGGCCAATCAGGGTGCCAGCGGAGTTGAACAGCAGGGCGAAGCACTGGCCGGAAGTAAGGGTAGCGCCAGCGGCGGTCACGTCGTACCACAGCTTGGAGACCGTGTTCTCCTGGGCCAGGGGGATGGCCGATGCGTACACAGAACCGGCAACTGCCAGCAGGTACGGAACCTGTGCCGTCTGCGGGTCGAACGAGTACCCCAGCAGTCCGGTGTTCTTCAGCCCGCTGGAAAGTGACAGGTCCGGGGCATTACCAGTCAGCGCCTCGTTACCGTTGACCTGGATGTTCCAGCCTGCGACAAGCTGGGGATTGGCAACAGCAGTCATGATTGTGTCCTTTAGCTAAGGTCAGTTCTATCGACCACGATACGGTATTTCAGGCCGGGAGTATTAGACGGGAACGGCCTGCCCGGCGTTGACACCGTCGTACCAGTAGTTGCCCGACCACACGTTCCCGGTGCCGTACTGGTTAACATCAGTTACCGGCCCGAAGTCCCCGCTGGTCGGGTAGTACATGGTGCTGAAAGCATTGTTAGTGAACTCCAGGCCAGTCGTGTAATGCAGCGTCACTGTCACGGTGCCGGTAGTGCACGAGGCGGAAAGCGTTGCGGTGCTGCCGGTAACACTCAGGATCGTCGTGCCGTTCGGAATGCCCGTCCCGGAGATGTTGGCCCCGACGTCGGTGGACACCAGGTGCGTGTCGGTCAGCGTGGTTCCGCTAAGCCCTGATGCAGCGTCCGCGCGGGTGTTAGTGTCCCCGGCGTAAATGGCATAGTCTCCCCCGGCAAAAAGGTTGCCGGTGATGGTAATCCCGTGGTTGGTGCCAGGGTTGGCGTTGGAGAACATGTACAGCGCGGCAGTCTGGCTGAACGGATTCAGGAGAGTGTTCCCGGATATAGTCAGGCCGGTGGTTCCGCCGTTAACATAGATGCACTCATTATGGTCGCCAGTCTGAAATCCATCACAGGATAGGTAGCAGTTCTCTATGATCCCGCTTTCAATCTGCACGCACAGCCTGGCATTACTTACCTGGCACTGACTTACAACAGTGTTGACGGCAGTCCCGTAAGGATCGTAGATGCCGTAGTCGGCCCGGTTGGCAGAGTTATCTATCCCCCCGACAGTGCAGCTCTGAACAGTGGTATTGGTGGCAAAGAAGGTTCCGCCGCCCAGCTTGAGTACTCCTGAGCTAGCAGGAGTGCCAAGTATGACGCAATTAGTGATCAGCGTAGTGGTGATGTTCGCGGACCCGTTGGCGAGGATAACGCCCTCCGTGGGGAAGGTGCATCCGCTAAGCGTTACGTTACTAACGTTAAGGTTAGTCTGGCCTGCGACTGAGCAGGCACTCATAGTCACGCCAGCTCCCGAGACGGTCAGCGTGCCTGACACCGCGCAGTTGCTGACTGTGGCGCTCGCACCGGAGACGACAAGGTTGCCGGTGATATTCAGGGCCGAGACGTTGCCGGTAGCCGTGACCGTAGTCGTCCCGGCGTTCCAGGTCCATCCGGTTCCGCTAGTAGCACCAGACGGAACGTTGACGCTGGTGATTGGAGCAGACACCGATGCACCCGTGTTGTACTGACTGGGAAAGCCGCCCTGCGTGCCATCCGCAGCGAATACATTAACTGTCACCATTGCTTCTCCAGCCTTGGGACAACGCTAGTACTCTTGTCCCTGTGCCTAGCTTATCCGCAGACACCTGAAGATTAACAGGACCGGCCAGCTTGATGGGCCTGTCAAACGCAATCAGGCTGTCCGAGTCCGTTGTCACCGTACCGATCGCTAGTACCAGCTCCAGGGCGCTAACGACATCCATTCCCAGAGGCATCAGCTTGTAATTATCCGCACCCGCGCAAACGTCGCCGTCATTACTGATCGCGTGAGTGCCCCCGGTATCCGTGCAAGCAATACCGTCTGAGCTGATCAGCGATGTTGTTACGGAGAAGACCAGGTCAATAGAACTAACCAGATCCGGTGCAGATAGCTGGCTGGTGGTGAAAGACACCGGGTCGGACCACAACCCGGCATCCATGTCTCGCTGAAGCACGGTGAACAGTGTTTCAGATCCTGCTGCCTGGTCGAGTGCACTCAACCGCATAGGGAGCGGAATGTCCTCGCCGGACAGAACATCCGGCCCAAGTAGAATGCTGTTCCAGCTAACGACCGCATCAGACAGCGCACACGCGTCCGTGTCCAGGAACCGCACCCCGAAAACAGGTACGTCTACCGCAGAAGCAAATACATCGGAAGACGAAACAAGAGCCGACACAGATGCCAGCTCGTTACCAGATCCTGTGTCTGCTGCCGTAGCGTGTATCGACAGGTTCGGCAGGTCAATGCTTGTGCCAAGGTCGCCGCTGGTGACCAGTGCGGCAGTAGACGTAGCAGCGTCCGTGCCTGAAGCCAAATCGGCAGAGGCAATTGAGGCCGCCACCGGAGCCAGTGCGTCCAGTCCGGTAAATGTATCCCCACCGAGCCCGGTAAGAATATCCTGAATGGTGTCGGTGTCGTATGTAACATCGAAATCAGTAAGGAAGACGTTAGCGGCGTCAACGCCGCTGAGGACATCCGTTGCCTGGAAGGAAGCAAACAGCAGGCTGGTGTCCAAGCCCGACAGTACGTCAGCAGAAGTGAGTCCAAGCGACAGGTAAGCATCGGCACCAGCAACTGCATCGGTATCACTGACGTTAGCCGTGATAGCAAAGGATTCAGTCGCGGAGTTAGAAGCTTCCTCAGTTGCCGGTGAAGTCCTTAGTGACCCAATGGCGTCAGCAGCGCCAGCCACACCTTCGACAGTACTTGCCTGGCCGTCAGAGTTATTGCCCGGAATCCAGTACACCCAGAAGGTCCAGGTAAATCCAAGCGGCCCGGCAGAGACAGTTGTAAGTCCGGAGCTGCTGGCCTCGGTGCTGAAGTTGGTAGGAGCGGAGCCCGAGTTTACAGCAGTGACCAGCGTCGAGAAGGTGTTGCCGCCGTGTGTACGGGCCGTGCTCTGGGAAATGACAGAAGTGTCCGCGTCAGCACCCCAGCCCGGCGTGGACTGGTTGCCCTGCTGGGCGGCAGTAAGAAGATTGGTGCCGACACTAGTCTGGTAAAACTGGTGCTCGGAAAAGAACCACTGGTCGCCGGGAGTACCCGCGCCCGCAAGAAATACCAGATCCGCTTTAGTGCTCCCGGACGCACTGGTGAACGTTTCGGTGATCTGGGTCCAGGTGTTCGGAGGAATGGCAACTGAGCCAGTAGAGAACGCTGTTGATCCAGACCCGCCCGAGGACCATACTACCTCGCCGCCGACAGTGGCCTTCTGGTACAGCGGACTTACCCACGAAGGAGCATCGGCGCTTGTGCTGAATACGTCAGCGTCAGAGATGCTGGTCATTACGTGATTACCAGGGAACCGGCCTTGAACACTGGCACGGGTCCGGCGTCCGTAGTGATCTTCACCCAGATATCGTAGTTACCCGAAGCCAGGTCGATGGCTCCGCCGTCCGGGCCGGTAAGGATCTCGCACACATACGGCAGACCGGACGACACCCAAAGGGCATCGTTCCAGTCCCCGCTGACCGGCTTCACGCTGACAGCCGGGAACGCCATCTGCACGAGGAACGAGGTCGGGTTCTCGGTGGCGCTCACGGTCACGCTGACGTAGTCGGTGGACAGGGCGTCCTGCGTGATGACCAGAGGCGTCACAGGCGGCGTGGAGGGCGTCTGAGGGACGCCCATAGGGAACACCGGGCTGTACTGCCACGGCTGGATGCTTCCTGCGGAGATCAGGGAGTACAAACTGACGCCAGGAGTGCTCGCCCCCGGTACAGAAATGTCGAACTGCCGCCCGCCCTTGAAGTGCTCGATGACGTGGTAGGTCAGCGGTGCGCCCGAATCGGTAATCATGTTCGGGTTATCCGTGGCGTAGAGCTTCACCTGAAGCAGTCCCTTGAAGATGAACATCTTCCCGGTGCCTTCCAGGCTGAACGCCCACGGACTAACACCGGCATTGACACTCGGCCAGGTATTCGTTCCGGCCAGGCGCTGGGTCACGCGGTAGGTGACATCGTTCTCGGTGATAATGAAGTTATCACTCGGCCAGAAGGTCAGGTAGCCTCCGCCCGGATCGGAGTCCGGGTCGAAGTAGTACTGGCTGATCATGACGTAAAGCTGGTCGGCCGGAAAGTCTTCGCCGAACATCGGGTTGACCGGAGCGGGGACGTTAGCCGTGAGCTGATTTTGAACAGTCCACGATCGTACGTACCACGGCGGGAGAATAGGCCCCGACTCGTCGTCTACATCCCCGAAGAACTCGGCAGGCAGAGTCATATGTTACTCCGGAGGGTAAGAGGGTATCCCCTTTAGTTTAGCGTTCAGAAGCCCAGGTCTGCATAGACGGTGTAGTTATACCATTCCCCCGCAGGATGAAAGACATCCTGAAGGCGATACCCTCTCCTGCGCCGGTAGATACGAAGGTTGCCGTCCGCGTCTACCCGGACCTTTGTCACAAGCCCGTATTCCTGCGTGAGCCCTGATCGTCCTTGCACCGTGCAAATCATCAGTGCCTCCTGGCCATAAGGAAATTCGAATAAACCACGGTCTCAGCCGCCTCCTCTTCTTCATCGTCCTTGGTAAGGATAACGGCCATTGCCAGAGAGTCCGGGTAATCATCGTGAGCGTGCGCCTGGCCCGGAGCCTCGCACTTCATGTTCGGTCCCTTGAAGTCCAGCTCAAGGTCTTCCATTTCCTGACGGAACCTTCGCACCACACGACGCTGCCGGACCTTGGCACCCCACGGCCACGAGATCGCTGCACGGTCCATAAGCTGCTTCAGGTGCTTCCACCTTTTGGACTGCTCGGCCACGCCGTCCGACATAGCGACGAACTCGATATTGGGCATCAGGGTGCGCAGCCTGTCGATAACCACGTCACCTACTCCGCCCCCGTCCACTCCCACCTTGAAGATGTTGTACTTGCCCAGAAACTCGTGGATGCGGTAGTACTGCTCCTCCCATTTAACGCCTTCGAGATCCAGCCAGTTCAGAATCCGGCACGGGTAATACCCCGCCGCATCCGGCCGCGACCAGTCCACCAGCACAACGGTGACAATGGTGCGGTCCTGAATACGCGCGCAGTCGATGCCTACCACCACCGGGCTGGCGGTGTGCGAGTCGATAAGCTTCTGCATAGAGACATCGCCCAGCTCGTCCAGACGATCGCTGGTGGTGAACATGCCGCTGTCGAGCAGCCATTCAATCTTGTACGACAGGCGGAACTCATCGGAGTCCTCGCCCATTTCAATCATCGCGTCCTGGACGGACAGTGCATACAGCGGCGAGTACTTAGCCACCTCTTCCCACGGAACATGGAAATGGTTCTGGCGGTGCCTTCCCCGGGAAACAGCTATCCGCTTGTTCTCCTGTATCTGGGTGTAGAAAAAGTTCTTGGTGTAGGTAGGCGTGCCCGAGTAGATGCAGGTGGCCCGGTTAGCGGCACCCATCGGCAGCACGCTTTTGCGCACAATGCCATCGTCGCCGCCCTGAGCCTCGTCAATAAGAATGACGTGAAAGGTGTCGCCTTCGATAATGGCCCGGGGGTGGCAGGTCATCTTCCTGGCCCGGGACTTGCAGTTCACCAGGGTGATCTCCGAGCCCCGGCCGCTCACGCGCTCGTTGATCTCCGGGTCGGCCATAATCTCCTTGGCACGATCCGAGGTGAGCCGCGCGACGATGCGGCTGTACAGAATACCCGACTGCCGGTCCACGGGGGCGAAGGCACCTACCCACAGCCCGTACTTGTACTTCTCCAGGTACTTGGGGTAAATCTTGGCCAGGCGCGGGAGCATCAGCATCGCGGTAGCCAGCGCGCTGGACACGGCCTCGGTTTTGCCGGACTGCCGGGAGAACAGAGCGGTGATGCGAGCGCCATCAG